GCGCCGACGGAGACGAGCGCAGACGAAGCCATGAGGGCGTTCTTCATGCTGTTCTCCTGAGAGTTGCGCCGATTGTGGCGGCGCCATGCCTTGCCCAAGGGCGATGAGGGCCACTCCGGCAGGGGGCGCCGGAATTCTTTGATCGCCGTCAGCGGCGGCCGATCAGTTTCAGGGCGCGAGCTCGATTCGGCCGCAGCGCCGCCGGCATGTTCTTGAAGCCGAGCCGGGCGCGATCGAGCGCCATCGGGGTCTGCGCCATGGCCGCAGCCTTCTGACCGGTCTCGGCAACATCGGCGAAGCCGCGATCCTTGGCCTCCGCTGCGGTCATCCAGGTCTCGGCGTCGAGCCAGGCCCGGACGTCACCCTCGGTGTTGCCGGTGCGGGAGACATAGGTCTCGACCAAGGTCTGGTCGATCGTCTTCAACAGCTCGGCGAAGCGAAGGATGTCGTCGACATTGCCCATCGCGAGGCCGCTGGCGCGATGGATCATCATGAGGCTGCCCTCGAGCATGGTGATCTTGTCGCCTGCCATCGCGATCAGCGACGCCGCCGATGATGCCTCGGCGACGACATAGATGTTCTTGGTCGCCTTGCTCGCCTTCAGCAGATTGTAGATGCCACGCCCCTCGAAGACGTCGCCGCCCGGACTGTTGATGTTGATGTCGATGCTGCTCACGGAACCCATCCCGCGAAGAGCATCGGCCACCATCTGCTGCGTGATGCCGCCACCGAACCAATCGCCGCCGACGACACCGTAGATGTCGATCTCGCCCTTGCCGGCATTCGACACAGCACGGAAACGATGCGGCATTTTGGTGCCGAAGATGGAGCGCACGTTGCTGTCGCCCGCCGCGGCCACGACGGGAAAACGATCGAAGTTCATGTCGGTACTCCGTCAGTCCGGGTTGAGGCAGAGCAGTTCGACGCCGGAGATCCTGACGCGACGGACGCGCACCGTGCTGCCGCCGATCTCGAGCTCCTCGTCGGTGTCGGCGATCGCAATAGGTTGCTCGCCAGTATCGCCCTTCGGGCCGGCTTCACCGCGGATGCCAGGCCGACCATCCTTGCCGTCACGGCCTGGCTTGCCGTCGGCGCCGTCCCGGCCGTTCTGGCCGGCTGCACCATCGCGACCAGGCGCACCAGCCTCACCGCGATCGCCTTGGGGACCGCGAGCGACGCCGACTTGCTCGACGGCGCCGTCCGACATCTGCAGCACGAGCATGCCGGCGGCATCGATCTCGGCTCGGACAATCGATCGTCCAGCGACCCCGGCGCGCCCATCTCTGCCGTCGCGGCCGTCGGCGCCGCGTTCGCCTATGGGCCCACGTTCTCCTGTAATGCCGCGCTCGCCTGGTGGACCTTGAGGGCCCGGCTCGCCTTGGCGTCCCGCCTCGCCACGCTCGCCCTGCAGGCCGCGTTCACCAATCGGGCCGGTCTCGCCGCGCTCGCCCTGAAGCCCTTGGAGGCCGCGCTCACCGCGCGGGCCTGGCTCGCCCCGCGGGCCCTGCTCGCCACGCTCGCCGGCGGGACCTTGCTCGCCGCGTTCTCCCGCCACGCCTTGGAGTCCCTGCTCGCCACGCTCGCCGCGGTCGCCTGGCTCACCGCGTTCGCCCTGAGGTCCAGCTTCGCCGGAGGCACCCTGCTCGCCCCGAGCGCCGGTTTCGCCACGCTCACCTTGCGGTCCGCGCTCGCCCGGCTGGCCGGACTGGCCGTCACGGCCATCCTTACCATCACGGCCGTCGCGACCCGGCGCGCCATCTGGCCCCGGGATCGCAGCCTTCGCTTCGACCGCCGAAATGCGGCGCATCAGAGAATCGACGACGACGCGCATTGCCGTCCACGGACCGCGCGGCTTGGCGCCGGCTCGGTTCATCACGACCTGGTCAGGCATGGGCGACCTCCGCGGCCTCGGCGACCGTCTGGAACCAGCGCTGCGCTTCCAGTTCGGCGGCATCATCCTCGCCGGTGGTCGACTGATCGCCGGTGGCCGGCGTGCTCGGCGAGGAGGCCGGCGGAGGCGCTGACACCGCTTCCCCGATGTTGGCGAGCTCGGTGTACTGGCTCTGCATGACGTACTTGTCGCCGCCCTCGCCGGGAAGCATAGGGTTCATGTTGAAGCGGCCCCGCCATTCGTCGGCGCTGATCACTCCGGCGTTGCGCATGAGCTGGAGACCTTCCTGCTCGCTCTTGAAGTCGCCCTTCAGCAGATCGCTGAGATCGATGCGGGTATGCAGGTTGGTCCGGTTCTGTCCGAAGAGCTTGTAATCGGCCTCATCCTCGAAGCGCTTCGTCCAGGGCATGAGGCTGTCGTTCACGACCTCGATGTTCTGCTGCTCGATGTTCGAGAACGTGGCTCGCAGAAGATGGGCGACCTTGTGCGGCGGCACGCCGAACCAGCGACAGACTTCCTCTACCAGGAAGTAATTGGCTTCGATGAGCTGTGCCTTCTCGGGATCGATGCCGGCGGCCTTGAAGTCGGCGCCATTGTCGAGGAACGCGATCTTGTTGGCGCGGCGGGGACCGACATACATGCGCTCGATCTCGGAACGCATCCGCTTCACGGGATCGCTGTCGAGCTTCTCCTTCGTCGTGATGAAGCCGCTGACATTGGCGCCGTTGCCGAAGAACGCGGCCGCATGCTGCTGCATCGCCTTCGCCCAACCCAGCGATGGTGCGGCATAATCGATGACATTGACGCCGACAGGCCCCTCGCCGAAGCCGCGGATGTGAAAGACGTCCTCGGGCTCGATATCGGCTGCCGGGGCAGCACCGTTGTGGACGTGATAGAACAGTTTGCCGGTATCGGGATCGCGGCAGACATGAACCCGCTCGGGATGGATCGGCCACAGCGCGGCAGGACGGCCGAGGACATCGCGCTCGATCTCGGCGTAGCCGTTGCCCCAACGCAACGCCCAGTGCGTCAAGGTCTCCCGGAACTGGAAGGACGACCATTCCGGCGAGGGTCGCTTCCAGATCAGATAGTCGATCGGATTGGTGGTGATGACCTCGGCGCCCTTGTCGCCAGCGCGGTAGACTCTCCACGGCCGCAGCGCGATGGTCTGGCTGATGTAGCGGATGCACGCCCAGACCGCCGCGATCTGAACGGCGAGATCCGGCGTGATCGGGACGCCCGCGAGGGTGCCGACGACGTGCGGGATACGATGCTGGCCAGGCCACCGCGGATCATCGGTCCGGCGTTCGGCGACAAGTGGGGTCGTGCCGTCGGAGCTGACGAGCTGGTACATCAGAACTCCTCTGGTTGGGCGCCTTGCCATTCTTCGAAGCGGCGGCGATGCTCGGCATGGTCTGGATGGTCGGCGTCTTCCAGGACTGCTGCATCCCAGAGCTTCAGAGCTGTTTGCAGACCTTGGCTTTGTGGTTGCGCGCCTTCGCCGAAGGCTTCTTCGAATGCCCGCTCATCTGCGTAGATAGAACCTCTGTTCTCGCTGGGCAGCATCTGTCGCCCAATCGCCATGATGAGCGCTGTCATCCCGTCTATGCGTCCGCTGGAGTGCTGCTTGTGCGGCATCTCATTGAGGTTCTTATCCCGCTGCACCTTGAGGTTTGACGCCATCACGGCCAGCACGGGATTGTCCCCGTGATCCAGCTTAAAGTCGGAAAGCAGAGCCGCCAGTTCCTTCGTCGGCGCCGTATACGACCTCAGCCCTTGGACGAACTCGAAGGCCTGGACGCCCTTCTCGTTTAGCTCGACGCCGAGCTGTGTCGCGTTCCACGGATCATAGGCGATACTATCAATCTCGAAATGATCGGCGTCGGCAAGGATGGTAGACCTGATCTCGTTGTGGTCGATGACGTTGCCCGGTGTGGCCTCGATCCATCCCTCCTCGACCCATCTGCGATAAGGCATCCGGTCTCGCTCGGCTCGCGCCTCGATCGTCGCGGACGGCATCCAGAACCGCGCTGCAACCTTCATGATGCCATCAGCATTCGGTTCGAACAGCTTCACCCATGCCGTGATGTCGATCTTTGATGAGAGATCGAGACCGCCCCAGCATTTCAACTTCGGCAACTTGTCGGGATCCCAAGGCCCGCTCGAGTTCCGCTTCCAGATCTCCATGTCGATCGCACGCTCGGCAACGGCCGATCGGACGTTGAGACGAAGCCTCTTGAATGCCGCGAGCGCCCCCGGCGATTTAGAGGCCTTCCTGGCCTGGCGCTCGAGATCGTCCAGCTTGACGGAGATACCGAGATTCGGATTGGCCTTCGCCCAGGCTGCCGGGTCGTCCCAGCGATCCTTCTTGTCGATTGTCGCGATGAACGCGAAGACGTTGTCGTCCTCGATGGTGCCCTCCAGCACCTTAATCGCGTAATCGTTCTCCTGCGCGTAGACCGATTCTGGCGCATCGTCGCCGGCGGTCGTGATGATCCAGATCAGCGGCTGTCGACGCGAGCCCACCGCTGTGTCCATCACGTCGAGAAGACCGCGCGTCTTATGTTTGTGCAGCTCGTCGATGAGCACGCAGTGAGGATTGAGACCGTCGAGTGATTTCTCGTCCGACGATAGCGGCTCGAATTTGCTCGCGGTGCTTTCGATGCTGAGGTTGAGCTTGAACCTGGCGATCTCCGATGCCAGCGCCGGCGAATTCGCCACCATGCGCTTGGCCTCGTCGAAAATGATGCGCGCCTGATCCTTCTTCGTCGCTGCCGCATAGATCTCGGCGCCCATCTCACCGTCACACACCAGCATGTCGACGCCGACGCCGGCAGCATGCGTGCTCTTGCCGTTCTTGCGCGGTATCTCCTCGTAGACGTAGCGGAAGCGCCTGGTGCCATCGGCCCGCTTCCAGCCGTGGACACTACCCGTGATGAACTTCTGCCACGGCGCCAACTCGACCGGCCTGCGCGCCCATTCCCCTTTCGAGTGCCGCAGGAACTTTGGGTAGAAACCGATGCGGTATTGCGCGGCGTCGGGCCGCCAGACGAGGCCGCGCTCGGCGCCGAGCTCCAGATCCCTCAGATGCCGCTGACAGGCCAGTTTGACGAGATGGCAGGCGGAGATTTCGTTGGCGATCACGGCCCTTGCGAAGGCCGTCGTCTCATCAATTGAGGTTGTCCGGCTTCTGGCTGAGGAAGCCCGCGAGGCTGCGGCCGCCTTTGACACGTCGTCCGGCTGGTTCGGATGCATCCGGTAACTCCGGCGCCGCTGAGGCGAGACCGACCCGCGCGCTCGGCGAGAAACCCATCCGATCGCTGATCTTCACCATCGCCTCGATGGCCTTGTACTTCACGATAAACCAAGGCGAGCGAACGTCCTGGCCGCCCTTCCCCTCGACGACGACACCGTTGGCCAAAGACTTCTCTGCTGCGCAGAAGTCCGCCCAGGCGACGCACCATGCGGCTAGCAAGCCCAGGTCGACGACGGTCAGCAGCCTTAGCCTGATCAGCTCGGGTGCCAGACGCTCCCACTCCGCTCGAGCAATCTCGTTCAGGTGTTCCGGCGCGTCGACCGAAGCAATTTCAGGCTCCGGCTCGTCGGCGGCTTCAGGCCGCTTGTCCGGATTCCCGTGCAGCTCGCGCAGCGCTGTCGGTGTCGGTTTCGGCCCCCTTTTGCCCATGGCCTACCCTTTCGCCGTAAACCTGCGGCAGCACACGGAAGCGCCCGTGCGCGGTCGTCGCCTCCCAGCCCTAGAAATTTGCACTACCCCCACCCCTTGCGAAGCCTTGGTCGAGCGCGGTTCGTTGTGAATGGTGATGCCGGCAGTAGGGCCGCAGGTTCGACCATGCCAGTCGCAAATCGGGCCGCTCGCGAACGGATTGGATGTGGTCGACTTCCTCGGTGGGCCGCCCGCATCCGTCCGCACAGCATTCCGGGTGCTTCTCAATGAACCGCCTGCGGCAGGCCCTCCATGCCGCGTCGTAACCTCGCTCCGCTGCGGAGGGCCGATGCTGATCGATGAACGCCTTGCGCCTGGCTTCAGCCTGCTCCCGAGTTGGCGTCCCAAGCGGACGATGAACATCGGGACGCATTGGCATCGTCACATACCTCGACGCGGTCAGCCCTCAACGAACTGCAAATCCAGTGTGCGCATTGCAGGTTGTTCGGCGTGTGATCGCCGCCCTTCGACAACGGAACGACGTGGTTGAGGCATACCGCCCAGTGATCTGGTGCCTTCAACGAACGATCGACCGGGCGGCTGCAGATACGACAGATCCAGTTGTCTCGCTCGAAGATATCTCGATCGTCGACCCGCTCGATAGGATCAGCACCCTTTCGCCGCGCCCTGGTCACTTGCCGGTCGCGCCGATCATGAGCCTCCAGCTCGCGAGGATCGATCCGCTCGCATTGCGGCCGACAGAGCAGCGAGCAGTACAGGCCGTGTTGCTGGTTGGATCGGGCGACGCGTTGCGGCAAGAACTCCCGCTGGCGCGTTACGCAGCGCTTCGTCTTCGTGACGCGCCGTCCTCGTTTCTCTCGGCAGCCTTCCGAGCAGAACCTCGGATATCTACCCTTCGATTTCGTCGCGAACGTGAACGATGTACCGCAGACGATGCAGGGTAGCGCCAGCACTCTACCGGCTGTAGCCTGATACTCAGCCATCGATGCCCTCCTGAGGCGTCGCTCTGGTCAGGCCCTGCCCGGTGTTAGCGCACCGTGCGGGGCCGCTGTCATTCTAGCCGATCTCCCTCTGGGTTGCGCGCGGCTTCAAGAGCTTGAGCTTCGCCATTGTCGCGCCTACCGGCAATAGAAAGCCCGCCAGAGCGGTGGTGCTCGGCGGGCGGACTTTCCAAGGAGCCCACAATATGCCGAAGTGCCCGCACGATTGTCAACGACCAAGACAGCGGGCAAGTGCTTGTAAACCGGGCCTCAAACGGGCGAGGCCATGACGCTCCGAATCGCGGGAGCCGTAACCACGCGATCGAGCCCAATCGGAGGCGCTCTGATCGTCGATGACGACGGCCCGGATGACACCCTGCGACCGATAGGGAACGGCCATCATGAGGCGGTTGAATTCAAGCGCCGCGTCCAGGTAGCTGGCCAGTCGTCCGCCGATATCCGGGCTGCTCGACACCATCACGGGATCATAGCCTCCGGTGACCTTGGCGTTTCGACCGGCTTCATGGTGGAACATCCACAGCGCGTTGCCGGCCTGCCATTCCGAGGCGGTGATATGCCCATGCGCCAAGTAGCGGTCGAGCATCCGCTGCGTCACCACGCGCTTGGGGAACTGACTGCTGTTCGGATTGGACCGGAGTTCCTTAGGTGCCACTTCGACGACGTGTCCGCGTGCCGCATAGGGGTTGATGCCGAAGTTCCCGGTCTCATCGGGACCGCTGTTGCGGAGGCTCGCAGTGCGCTTCTCGGCGCGCGCTCTCGCCCGCTTCTCGGCTCGACGCGACCTCCTGCTCATCAGCGGCGACCTCCGGCACGAGGCCCATGGATGTTCGCCAGTTCGCTCTCGATCAGCTCGCGCGACTGCCATGGCATGGCGTCGAGCTGCTCTCGCGTGAAGTAGGCGCCGCGGTCCTGGTGGTAGACCTCGGCGGCGAGACGATCGACCACCTCGGGATCGCTCGATCGGCCGATGTGCGCTTGCAGGCTGGTGCGGACGCGGTGCTCGCTGAAGCGGTTGCTCATCGCCGCCACTCCACAGTCGCCGTCGTCACGATCTGCGCGTCGCCCGCCGAGTAGGTCACGGTCGATCCGCTCGGCGCGATATTGAGCGTGACCACGGTGCCGGCCGCGATGTGTGCCGCGGCCGTGAACGTCACCGTCAGATCGTCGGAGCATCCGATGATCACGGTTCCGGGCGTCGCTGAGTACGGCACGACGAAGTGATGGTCGCCGTTGCGGCGGTCGCCGGGATCGCGAGGTGTGCTGTCGAATGGCATGGCTACGCGACCCTCCACACACGCACGACGCGCTCGCCGTTTTCGACGACCGTTCGGCAAGCGTATCGATGGCTGGTCCGTTTGTGCTGAAGGCTCATGTTGCCGCGAATCGATTGGCGCACCGCGCGCAGTGGCCGGCCGTTGATTGGCACGAGGAAGCTGTCGCCAATCTCCATCAGCGCCCACGGATAGCGCGACCTGCTCGCCAATCCCGGCCCATCCGGCATCGGCACGCCCTTGTCGATGGTGATGGTCATGGCCGTCGTCCTCCGCTGCCCTTGTGCGGAGGCTCGCCGCGCAGTCCGTCGCCTTTCGGTTGATGTCCGGCGCGTGGCTGTCGATCGGAGCCCAACCAGACTTCCGATATCACCATCATCGCGCCGGCCCACATTGCGACAAGCACGGTGCATAGGCCGATGACAGCGACGCCCTTGTCAGGCGTGAGAGTCGATGTTCCGGCGAGACAATCGATCGACCACCAAGCGATGTTGATCGTCATGCCGATGACGAATCCGAACCAGCAGATTGCGAGAATGATCATGGCTCGACCTCGATGTCGCCGGCCTCGGGGATCTCGGTTGGCGGCGGCGGCTCTTCGGCGGCGCGTTGATACAGCGGCTGGCCGGCCTGCCAGGCGTCCGGTGCGCGCTTCCACTCTGGCGCTTTCGGCTCGACGTCTGCGTGATCGACGTCGGTGGCATAGCGCTTCGGCGGGCCGACGCTTCGCGATGGCTGCGGCGGCGATGGCAGTACTGTGGCCTCGACCACATCTCGCGCCCAATCCTCCGGCTCGCGTCCCTTCAGCTTCGCGAGCTCGCGCTCATACTTCGCGGCCTTGGCGATATCGCCGATTCGCCGGTAGCTGTCTCGCATGGTGGCAAGCCTCACATCGAGCGGCTCTGCCTTGAACGGTTCCGGCTTCGGCTTTTCGGCTGGCTTGCTCGCGCCGTCGATGAGGATGGCGATTCTCTCGCGCTGCCGTTTGCGCTTCTCGAGCGCTGGCCGGATGTGCTCCATGAGATCAGCGACTTCCGGGAAGTACCTCGACGCGAGCGAGCACTTGTCGGCGGCCTCCTTCAGCAGATCAATCGGCACTTCGGCCTTCACCAAAAGCCGCGTCGTCTCCGCCGTCTTGGCCTGATAGAACGCGAGCGCCTTCTCGTCGCTCATGCCCTCGGTTGCGGCGACCTTGGTCGTCAGCACCAGCGGCATCATCGCCGCACCGATCGCTTCGGCGCTCGCCGGTGCCAGCAGATGCTCGATCGTCTCCAAGCCCTGCTTCAGCACGTCCGGCAGTAGCCGATGCGTCGGCGGCCGCCAAGTTCCCGGCACCATCACGCGAACACCATCACGTTCCGCCTCCACCTCGATCGGATCCTCCACCGCCAACGCCACCGAGGGCGGCAGCGAAGAGGACGGCGTTAGCGGCAGAGCCGCGGCGCTGCGGTCGGTTTTGCGGCTGAGGCTTCGGCTCGTGCCGTTCGGCATATCGGCCCTCCAGGAGACCAGTGAAGTTTTCAGGTTTCAGCAGGTTGGCGAGATTGACCCACCGTTTCGGTTTCGATGGATCGTCGTCTTCGCGCAGCCATCGGGCCTCGCGAAGGTTCGCCATCGCTGTTTCGAACTTCTCGATGCCGCACTCCGCCAGTCGCTCGGCCAAGAGCGTGCGGCGTTCCGAGTTCAAGAAGCCGGGATCGGGAATGCGGAGCTCGTAGGCCACCGGCAGCCATAGGGCGAATGCCCGGTCGATCTCGGGCGGGACCGGCGCAGGCACGGCGGTCGCGCTCGAAGGAGAAGATTCTTCTTTATGGTGGTTGATGGTTGATGGTTGATGGTTAGCAGCGCCTAAATCATTGATTTCGCTAGAAATCTGCTCCGATTTCGCTTGAACATCGCTCGAACTTCCGTTCGAAGTTCCGCCGAAGTTCGGCCGATGTTGCGCCGCAGCACGCTTCTCGGCTTTCCCCTTTCCGCCTCGGCTGGCCTTGTCGATGCGGCCGCCGGCAGCCTCGATTTCACGTCCGGCGCGGCCGTTCATGAGGTGCGATTTCCCGTCGACGTCGACCGACGAGAGCTTGCGCAACTCGATCAGCCGACCCCGCACGCGGCGCCAGGTTCGGACGTCGACTCCGAGCGCCTTCTTGAGCCATTCCTCGTCATCCTCAATCGGGCCACCGTGCGAGTAGATGAGCGCGCAACAGTCCCAATACAGCCCGCGCTCTTCCGCCGAGAGCATCCGCGTTCCCGCGAGCCACTCATCGGGCGAGAAGTCGACGCGGCGAATCTTGCTCATTCAGCCGCGCTCCCGAAGAGCGGGGTATCCTCGCCGCGGACATGAGCGATGCGCCGGCGGATGTCCTCGAGGTATTGAGCTTCGCGCTCGACCAAGATGGCGTCGAAGCCCTCGGCCATGCACGCCATGCCGGTGGTGCCGCTGCCGGCGAACGGGTCCAGCACTAGGCCGCCCTTCGGCGTGACCAGCCGCACCAGCCAGCGCATGAGGTCTACCGGCTTCACCGTGGGATGCTTCGATTCCAGGCGGTCGCCCTTGTCTGCTTTCGCGCTATAGAAGAACCGGGCGGCGCTGCCGGTATCACCGCGACGCGCGCCGGGCAGCGCGGCGAAATTGGTCGAGCCGTCGTCGGTATAACGTCGATCACCGGACGCCTCGCGATCACGCCCATTGCCACGCTTCATCGAGCCATAGACGTTTTGGTTCTTTCTGCTGCTGCTGCTGCTGCTGGCGTCGGCCTGCTGGCCCTCGGACTGCGGGAACGCGGCCACCACTTCATCGCTTGCGTCGTGCACAACGTTCGCAGGCCAGCGGCCCATTTCTTCGGTCCGCGCAATCGCCTCTCTTGCTCGACGATCACGAGCGGAAACAGCGCCTTCATCTGACTTCCATGGACGATCCCAACCATTGGCACCGCCGAGCGTTCCCTTCGTCGATGGCTGATTGATCTTGTCGTCGGTCGGAACTCGACATTCGTCGATGTTGAGCGCGCCGGTGCCGTGTTCGAGCACGTTGGCCGCGACCGTGCCATAGAGCGGCTTGCGCGCGAGGCATATCGGCTCGAGCGCGGGCT